ATATTAGGATTTAATATTACAGATATTTCTTATGATGGTGGTAGAAAAAGAAATACAATTCAGAGAAGAAGAAATCATGTTGCGGGTGGATCTGCTGAGTATATGAGGTATAACTACACTGAAGTTCCATATAATTTTAATATATCGTTATATGGTTTTGTGAGACACATGAACGATTCTCTTCAGATAATGGAACAAATTTTACCATACTTCACACCTGAGTTTAATGTTACTATTAATTTTAATGATGTTCATAAGAAGGTTGATATTCCTATTATATTAAATACAGTATCAATGGAAGAAGACTATGAAGGTGAGTTTGATACCAGAAGAAACATAACAACTGAGTTTTCTTTTACAGTTAAAGGAAATGTATATGGACCGATTAAGAAAAATCATGTTATTGCATATACAGAAACAACATTCTTTAATTTGTTTGATGAACAATGGTCGTCGAGTGGGCCAACTGGTGCTATGTCTAGAATTGATGTCGGTATTAGTGGTGCTTCTTTAGATACTACACTTGGAATTGCTGGAGCGTCTATTAGTGATTACACAACATATACAAATATATATTCTGCTGGTACAAGTGGTACAACAGGTGGTGATCCTGGCGGAACATATGGATGGACACATATAGATACTTATGGTAATACTTATTATGGTGCATATAGATATCCACCTGCACCAAATGAATAATGGGGAATTGAATGAGCAATAAAAAAACAACAAATGAAAAAATATCAGAAGCATTAGATGTTGAGTATGATTCGGATGAATCTATTATTAAAAAAGAAGACAATCTTCCTGTTGTAAAAAAAGAAACAAACAAAGACTTACCGAAGGACTATGATGAGGTCAGGGGTAATTTAAAAGATCTAATTGATACTGGAAAAAGTGCAATCGATGGAATTTTGAATGTTGCCTTAGACAGCGATTCTCCAAGAGCATATGAAGTTGCTGCTCAAATGATAAAAACTGTATCTGAAGCAAATAAAGATTTGATTGGTTTACACAAGCAAATGAAGGACATTAATAAAGAGGAAGTCACTATCAACACAAACACAACAAATGCTTTGTATGTTGGGTCTACTTCTGATCTTCAAGACTTGATTAATCAATCTAGAAGTGCCAAAAAAGTACTTACTCAAAAGTATAATGATATTATTGATGTTGAAGCGGAGGAAGTAGATGACGACTAAGAAGATTGGATATCTTGGCAATCCAAACTTAAAGGCGGGTGGCGTTGAACTTGAATTTACAAAAAAGCAAGTTCAAGAATATATTAAATGCTCTCAAGATCCATCATATTTTATCCAAAAATATATTAAAGTAGTATCTTTGGACGAGGGCTTAGTTCCTTTTAATCTTTATGATTATCAAAAAGAGATAGTAGATATAATTCACAATAATAGATTTGTTATTGCAAAATTACCAAGACAGTCTGGTAAGTCTACCACTGTTGTTGCTTATATTTTACATTATATTCTTTTTAATCAGAGCATGAATGTTGCTATTCTTGCTAACAAACAAGCAACTGCAAGAGAAATTCTTAGTAGATTAAAATTAGCATACGAATATTTACCCCTCTGGTTACAACAAGGTATTATTGAGTGGAATAAAGGATCTGTTGAATTAGAAAACGGATCTAAGATCGTAGCGTCTTCTACTTCTGCATCTGCAATTCGTGGTGGTTCATTCAATATGATTTTTCTTGATGAATTTGCCCATGTCCCTCAAAATATTGCAGAGGAATTCTTTAGTTCTGTATATCCAACAATTACTTCTGGTCAAACAACTAAAGTTCTTATGGTTTCAACCCCGAATGGACTTAATATGTTCTATCATTATTGGAGAGGTGCTACAAAAAAAGTAGGAGAAGAAGGAAAGAATGAATATGTTCCAATTGAAGTTCATTGGCAACAAGTTCCTTTATATCCAGGCGGTCCTCTTAGGGGAGAAGAGTGGAAAAAAGAAACAATAAGAAATACAAGTGAACAACAGTTTCAATCAGAATTCGAATGTGATTTCATCGGTTCACAAAATACTTTAATCAGTTCGTATAAATTAAAATCATTAGCGTGGATTACTCCTATAGTTAAGAATCAAGAAGGTCTTTCTATATACGAAGAACCAAAAGAAGGACATGTTTATGTTTGCACTGTTGATACAGCACGAGGACAGGGATTAGATTATAGTGCTTTTTGTATAGTTGATATATCAGATCCACCATATAGAGTTGTTGCAAAATATAGAAACAATATAATCTCTCCTATGGTATTTCCAACAGTAATTAAGAGACTATGTGAACAATATAATAGTGCATTTGCTTTAATTGAAATTAATGACATCGGTGGCCAGGTTGCAGATGTTCTTCATGAAGATCTAGAATATGAACATGTTCTCATGTGTGCAAACAAGGGGAGGAAAGGCCAAACTATAAGTGGTGGATTTGGTTCTGGAGGAATTCGTTTTGGTGTTAGAACAACAACAGTTGTTAAGAAATTAGGATGTTCAGTCCTTAAAAGCCTTGTGGAGGAAGATAAACTAATCATAGAAGATATGGATATTGTAAACGAATTGACCACATTTGTTGCAAAAAAACAATCATATGAAGCAGATGATGGTCATAATGATGATCTTGTTATGTGTTTAGTCCTTTTTGGTTGGTTGACGAGACAAGAGTATTTTAAAGATTTAACAGATGTTGATACTAGAACTGAAATATATGAAAAGAAAATACATGAATTGGAAGAAGAGATGTCTCCGTTTGGTATTATTGTCAGTCCAGAGGACGAAGAAGTTACTGGTGTGTGGGACGGAGAAGATCGGTGGTACAAAGATATTACACGGGATGTCTTTGATGTTGATAACAACTGGCTTTAACTAGAAAATCATTTTGTTATAAATATCAAGAGAAAGACCAAACTTATTGTCCGAACAGATAAATAGTTAACAAGGAGAATATAGATGCCATTCAGTGTTAGCCCAAGCGTAACCGTTACTGAGCGAGATCTCAGTGCTATAATCCCTGCAACCTCCACATCAACAGCAGCGTTTGTGGGTAGATTTAATTGGGGTCCAGTAGATAAAGTAGTAACAATTACAAGTGAAGCAGAACTTTACTCAACCTTTGGAGCGCCCGATCCTGGCGAACGAGGTATTGATTGGTTTGTTGTTTCAAATTATCTTAATTATGGAGATAGAGTTCATGTAGTTCGAGTAGATGAAGGTAATTCGGTTGTTGGTGGTGGTTTAACTGCTTCTAATGTTTTTAGCGGATCGACTGGAGCATATGTTAGATTAAAGGATGCTGGAACAAGAGGAAACTTCCTTAAATTTGCTGCATTAACTTCTCCTCTTGGTGCCACAATGCATGGTATAAATCATAAGTATACTGGTGTGAGTATTACAGACGAACTTGGTATACAAGTATTCTCTTATGCTCCAACATCTACAGATGCTGTATATGACGCAGTACAAAATGGTATTCTTTCAACATCTGGTGTAACTCTAGATGAATGTCATATTGCAGTTATAGATGTAAATGGTATTCATGGTGCGTCTGGTGCAGTCCTTGAGAAATTCGAAGGTCTTTCTCGTTGGAAGGGTGTTGCAGACAGATCAGGTAGTAGTCTTTATTATAAAGATGTAGTTAACGCAAATTCAAACTATATTGAAATTGAACCTGACACCAGAAACACAATCTGGAGAGGTGATGGTTTCACTGCTGGTGCAACAGGTGACCCAACATGGAGTCCTACTTCTAGCATCATTTACGAGCATACACTTCCAAACGGATCTATTACTGACTCCGATGGCCATCCACAAATTGCCATTGCTGGACATGATGGTGGGGTAGGTGCCTCTCTGGAAGCAAATGGTATTGCAGGTACAACATGGTGTTTCACCAACTCTTACTTCAACAAGTTTAAGGACGGAGCAGATTCTGGTGTAACTTATCCATACGATGGTGTCGGAACAGATAGTGGGTTTGAAGTAGCAGGCAATGTGTTGAAATCCGCAATTATAAATGGATACCACAAGCACTTCAGAGACAATGATTTCATTGATTTTGATTTTATTCTTGGTGGTGCAGCAGAAAAAACTATTGCTCAACAACTCATTGATATTTGTGAGAAGAGAAAAGATTGTATGGTCTTCCTCTCCCCACCCTCTTCGCCAGCAGGATCTGAATATACTGATGTTGGATATTCAACAGACCTAGCAGGATTCTCTGGTCCAGCAAATCTAGTAAGTTATAGAACTAGCAATAACTTTAATTCTTCATACGCGGTAATGGATAGTGGTTGGAAATTGATGTATGATTCATACAACGATAGAAATCGCTTCGTGCCTCTAAATGCAGATATTGCTGGTCTTGTAGCCAGTCTTGATGGAACAGCATCACCCCATGCTTCTCCTGCTGGATTTAATAGAGGAAGAATTAGAAATGTTGTTAAACTTGCATTAAACCCAACCAAGGCTCAAAGAGATGAGTTGTATTCTGTTGGACTTAATCCAGTAGTAACTTTCCCAGGCGAAGGAACAGTTCTCTTTGGTGACAAAACTCTACAAAGAAGAGCAACGGCTCTTGATAGAATCAATGTACGAAGATTGCTAATCACCCTTGAGAAAGCAATTTCAACAGCCGCTAAATTTAAGTTGTTTGAGTTTAATGATGCATTTACACGACAATCCTTTGTTTCAACAATTGAACCCTTCCTTCGAAGAGTTCAAGCACAGGGTGGTGTACAGGATTATAGAATCGTTTGTGACGAAACAAACAATCCTGCTGATGTGGTTGATACAAATAAGTTTGTTGCGGATATCTTCATCAAACCTTCAAGATCCATCAACTTCATTCAACTTAACTTCACTACACTGCGAAGTGATGCTATCTTTGATGAGGCAGTAGTATGATACATAAAATAAGAACTCAACACGGAGATAGGAGATAATAAATGGGAACTTTAGATCAATTTGCCTCAAATTTTGGTGAAGGACAACGAGTATCACAATTCTATGTTAGTAGTAGTGATACTGGCCTCTTCGGAGATGCACCCTTTTTGGTGAAGTCTGCTCAATTTCCAGCATCCACCATTGGTGTAATTGAAGTCCCCTTCAGAGGACGAAAAATTAAACTTCCAGGCGACCGAGTGTTTAACGAGTGGTCATTAACTGCTATGTTAGATAAAGAAAATAAGATTTATGATGCTTTCGTAACATGGATGGATCAGTTAAATAGCCATAGTAATGTTGAGGCGGCCGCAGCGGATGATATACTCAGACAAGATTGGACCGTTTGGGCCCTTGCGCCTTCAAGTTCTACTCCAGCCGCTGGTGGTGGTGGAGGTGGAATAAATCCGAATTCGGCAATAATCATGAAGAATTGTTTCCCAACCGAAGTTGGAACAGTAGATTTTAATTGGGAAACCACAGATACAATTGCAGAATTTACTGTTACTATTCACTTTGATTATTGGGAAAAGGCTGGCGCAACTACTTAGGAGAATGTATAAATGTCTTCAGTAGGGTCACTAGACGATTTTGCCGCGAAATTTGGTGACGGGCAAAGAGTATCACATTTTAGAGTCCAAGGAGCCTTTGTTGACTTTAATGGAAACATCTCCCATCCTGAGCAAGGACCTGACAACTTTTGGGTAGAATCTTTTTTGGTTAAATCAGCACAATGGCCTACTAGTAATATTGGGGTGATTGAAGTTCCCTTTAGAGGCAGAAAAATTAAAAAACCTGGCGATAGAGTATTTAATGAATGGAATATAACATGTCATTTCGCTCCAGACCGAACCAGTGGTTCTGTTCCTATCTATGATGCCTTTATAAGATGGATGGATGTGTTAAATAGCCATAGTGATATTAGATCTAGATATAAAACTAAAGCAGGTAGTGGTAATGATGGGGTTAACGTAGCGGTTGGGGGCAAAACAGATTGGATTGTGTATGCATTAGATCCATCAGGCTTTGTAAACTCTACGATAAAATTAGTTGGTTGTTTTCCAACCGAAGTTGGAACAATAGATTTTAATTGGGATACACTTGATGCTCTTGTAGAATTTCCCGTTACACTACAGTATGATTATTGGTTAAAGGGGAAAAAAGGACAAGAACAATGGGAGGTTGATGAAAATATACACAGTCCCAGAACCCCAGCCGAGTGAATAAAACATACCTATATATGGTATAAACATAAGGAATTTTTATTATGCCAATCGAACTATTTGGTTTTTCTCTTGGGAAAAAAGGGAAAGAATCACCTAAACCAACCAGCACTGAGACTAGAGAAGGTCTTAAGGTGCAATCTTTTGTACAACCCGATGAATATGATGGAAGTTTTGCTCTTGATGCTGGAGGTATCTGGGGCACAAATGTAAATTTTGATGGTGCTATTAGAAGTGAAAATGAACTAATGACCAGATATCGATCTATGGCAATTTATCCAGAAGTTGATAATGCGGTTACTGATATTGTCAATGATTCTATAGTGATAGATGATGAAAAAGAACCCATTTCTTTGGATTTAGAAAAAGTAAAGTTGTCTGCATCTATTAAGAATAAAATACAGGATGAGTTT